TATTGGGTCGGGGCAATCGAAAAAAGGGGGGGACGCCAATGAGCGATCCCGTAAGCAGGCGCCACCATCCAGCGGGCGGGGGTGGGGGGGGGGGGGCTAGTCCGGTAAGCACTCGGGCCGAGGCCTACGGCGCCCGGCTCAAGGCCGAGGCGCTCCGGCAGGGGTTCAACGGCCGAGACCTGGCCGAGCTCGTCGACGTGAGCGAATCGGCCGTGAGCCGATGGTTCTCGGGCGAGCGGGAAATCGCCGAGCGGCACCGTATGGAGCTCGCCCGGGTGCTCGACGTCCCGCTCTTGGCGCTCTTCCCGCCGATGGCGCCGAGCGGCGAGCGTGTGGCGTGAGCCGCGACGAGATCCCGCCCACGATCGGGCTCGACGAGGCGGCGCGCTGGCTCGGGCTTTCGTATGAGAGCGCTCGCCGGCGAGCTCGGGCCGGCCGGCTCCCGGGTGCGTTTCAGATCGGCACCCGGTGGCGCGTGTCGCGGCGAGGCATCCTCCGAGAGATCGAGCGGCTCGCCGGTCTGAATGCTCACGAGCCCGTGATTCGGCCTGAGCGCCTCGGAGCGGGCGCCGATCGGCCGCCCGGCCCGATGGTGCCCGCGGCGGCTCTCAAGCGCTCACAAGGGCTTAGTCAAGTCAAGCGAGCAGCGGCGCCGGCGTTCATCGCGGCGAGCGAGCCGTCGCTCGTCCACAAGCGGGCTCGGAAATCGTGAGGCTCTGCCTTTTTGAAATTACCGAAACGCTTAAAAAGCCTTTCGGTAATAGGGGCGCGCCTCTTCTGTGGAAAAGGTGGCTCAGGCAGGACCAAGTAGGACGGTTTCGTCCCGTTACGTCCCGCGCGAGTTTCTAACTGTGGACAACTTCTGTGGATAGCTTGTGGGTTCCGCGCGGCGGCGACGAGGTACAACTCACCGCGGGCCGGTTCGCCGGCTACTACGCGACCGTCATTGAGTGCAACGGGATCGAGGCGCTCGTCGCGTTTCCCAACAAGGCGCAAGCGATGGCGCCGGTCGAGTCGCTCGATCTGGTCCTACGGCCGGCGCCGGCCGAGGTACCGAGCAGCATCGAGCAACGCGTTCGGGCCGAAGAGCTCGCCCGTGAAATCGCTCGCCCGAGGCGGCACGAGCCGTGAGCGCCTACCGGGGCGCCACCCGCGACACATATGCCGGCCGGGCGAGGCTCGCGGCGGTCGAGTCCGTGCAAGGGCCGCGGGGCGTGGGCTCGTGCGCCTGGCCGGGATGCCTCGCCCGGTGGGAACAGGTCGATCACATCCTCGCCCGCTCGCTCGGCGGTACCGACGAGCCGGGCAACCTGCAAGGGCTCTGCCAATTCCACAACGCGGCGAAGGGCGACGGTACCCAACGGGGCTACCGCAAACCGGCGCCGAGGCTCGGCGACCCGGGCGAGCGTTCCCGGCGGTGGCTCCCGTGACCGCGCCCCGGTATCCCGAGGCGCGGGCGCTACTGGCCGACCTTGACCGCGAGCGCGAGCGCGAGCTCGGCGGCGCCGGCGCACTTGCAAGCGCCCGGGCTCACCTAGCCCGGGCCCGAGAATGTGGCGAGCTCGCCGAAGGTGACGCCGCGGCCGGGCTCGCGGCGCGCGGCGTCAATCTCGGGGCGATACAGGGCCAGCATGTGACGATGGGACAGGCGGCGGCGACGGTGGCGATCGCCGAGCTCGTGGCCGAGCTCGTGGCCGAGCTCGGGCGCCTACGGGTAGCGGTCGAGGTACTCGCCGGCGATGCGCTCGATCGCCGGGCCGAGGCGATCGGCGGGCCGTTCGATCAGGACGTCGGCCCGTGAGTCTCGCTCTGCTCGTGGCGTTCGGGCTCGGGCTCGGGGCGATGGTCGCTCGTGCGGCGTACCGCCGGCATCGGCGCCGGCCGTGGTGGCGGGCCGACGTCCGAGGAGATAAGGCGTGAGGTTCGCCTATGCGGACCCGCCCTATGTTGGCCAGGCGCGGCGCCACTATGGGAAGCATCCCGACTATGCCGGCGAAGTTGACCATGCCGCGCTGATTGCACGCCTGGGCACGTTCGACGCTTGGGCGCTGAGTGCATCTATGCGATCTCTGCGCGCGGTCCTGCCACTATGCCCGGATGACGTCCTGGTCCTGGCCTGGTTCAACACCAACGCGCCGCCGATGGGCGACAAGCGGATATACGCCTGGGAACCGGTGATACTGCACGGCGGCCGCCGTCCGACTGTCCACACCAAAACGACCCTGATCGCGCCGCCTCCTATGTGGACATTTCGACCCGTTACGCCTGGTCACGTGATCGGGGAAAAGCCCGAAACTTTCGCCCTGTGGCTGTTCGTTTGCGCTGGTCTTGCACCTAATGATGAGTTCTATGACCTGTTCCCAGGTTCGTCCGCCATGACGCAAGCCTGGGCTCGCTTCAGTTCTCAAGGTGTCCTGTTGTGAACGCGCCCGGGGGTAACTGACGGTTGGGCATCGGTGGGCATCGGTGGGCATCGGTGGGCACTCACCAGCCGTACCCGGGGGGATCATCCGTGGGGGATCGACCCGTGGGGGGTGAACCGGGTACCCGATACCGGGGGTGTATCCGGGTACCCGGCCCGGCACCCGGCCCGGGGCTCTGCTCGCTCGCTCGCTTGCTCGGCTCGTCGAGGTTTCGTTGTGGTGACTCGATTGAGTCGAGCGAGCGATCGTTCGCTCAATGAGTCGGCTCAATGCGGCGAGCTCGGCCGAGCGGAGAAGAAATAATTTCGCTTGAGCTCTCGACTCTCGCGACGAAAGACACGGCGCCGAGCGCGACGACTCGACGACGCGAAAAGGAATTCGTGGGTTTCTTAAGGGGCGCGTGTTGGCGTGGCTCAGTCCCGTGAGTTCCCCCACCGGCCCAAAAAGTGCCACAAGTCGGTCCGAGCCCGTAACCTTGTCGGCCGTGCATGATCCGTGCGCCCGAGAGCGAGCTCGATCTGTCCCGCCGGCGGGACGCTTGACGATCGGGCAACCGGCATGGGGCTGGTAGCGGGCATCGTGGTCGTGGTCCTGGTGCTCGTCGCCGTGCTGACCGCACTCCTCGGGCGCCCGCGGCTCTAGTGCCCAAGCTCCCGACCGTTCAACGCGAGCTCGGCGGTGCCATCCGGCAGGGCAAGAGGCAGGGCCGGCTGGGCCCCGAGCATCGGGTCGACCTCGCCCGGGCCCGGCTCCTCGCCGGAATGCTCATCGACGAGGCGACGCCGCGCTCGGCGATCGCCGCGCTCGACCGACGACTCGACGTGATCCTCGTGCGGCTCGGGATCGTGAGCGAGGCGACCGGGCCGACCGAGCTCGCCGAGTGGCTGGCTGGACTGAAGGACGAGACGTCGGCGACGATGCCGGCACTCGACGCCGACGATGACTACCTACTCAACGGGCCGAGCACGCCGGCCGAGTTTGTGGCCGAGCTCGACGAGGACGAGGACGACGACGACGACGACGACGACGATGACCCGGGCCCCGGGCCCGTCTCGACGCGAGACGAGGATCAGCCCGAGGGCTCCCCACACGATCGCCCCTAAGGCCACGAACCGGCCGGCCTGGGCCCTAGTGCCAGGGAGCGATCAGGGCTAATGCATCCGGCACTCTTCGCGCCACCGAGGGCGACGCAGAGCTCGGAAGGGCCGGCGGCGGCGGCGATCGCTCGGCGCGTGCTCGACCTCGACCCGCTGCGCTGGCAGAGGCTCGTGCTCAATCGCGGGCTCGATCGAGTGGGCGGGCGGTGGCGGTGGCGGACCGTCGTCGTCACGGTGGCGCGCCAGAACGGCAAGAGCTCGCTCCTCCGCGCGCTCATCGCTCACCGGCTCGTCACCGGCGATACGGTCGGCGCGCTCTCCTCGATCCGTGCGGTCGGCAAAGAGGTCATGTTTTCGCCGATCGCGGACGCGTTCACCGGGCGGCGCCTCGTCGACCTCTTCGACGCCACGGCGACTCGATCGAACGGGAACGAGGCGCTCAGTCTCCGTGCCACCGGCGGGCGCCTGGTCATGCCGAGCGCCTCGGAGCGGGGCGCTCACGGGTACTCGCTCGACCTGGCAATTGTCGATGAGGCCTGGGCGCTGCGCGACTACCGCGTGCCTCAAGCGCTCACGCCGACCCAGATCGCCCGGCCGGACCCGCAATTGTGGGTCGTTTCGACCGCCGGCACGAGTGAGAGCGCGTGGCTCCGTGAGCTCGTGGAGGCCGGCCGGCTCCCGGGTGCGGCCGAGGACCGGCTCGCCTTGTTCGAGTGGGCGGCGCCGGTCGAGCTCGACCCGAGCGACGTCGCGGCGTGGGAGGCGGCGAACCCGGCATTGGGCGAGACGATCGGGCTCGACGAGCTCGGGCACGCCTACGCGATGGCGACCTCGCCCGAGAGCCGGGGCGAGTTCGAGCGGGCTCACCTGAACCGCTGGACCGCCGGCGTGGAGGCGATCATCTCGGCCGAGTCGTGGCGGGCGTGCCTCTCGCCCGAGCTCCGCATCGGGCCCAAGCTCGTGTTCGGGTTCGACGTGGCGCACGATCGAGGGCAAAGCTCGATAGCGGCGGCGGGGATCGCCGGCGAGCGTGTCGTCGTCGAGCTCGTCGACCAGCGCCCCGGTACCGATTGGCTCGCCCCGGCGCTCGCCGAGCTCCGGGCGAAATGGGCGCCGCTGGCAATAGTGGCGACCGAGGCCGGGCCGGCTCGCTCGATCGTGGGCGAGCTCGTGGCCGCGGGCGAGGCGATCGAGCCCTACAACACGAGCAGCTATCTCGCCGCGTGCCAAATGTTCTATGACCTGGTGAGCGAGGGCCGGCTCGCCCATCGAGGACAGAGCGAGCTCGACGCGGCGGCGCGGGCGGTCGGCCGGCGGGCCGTGGCCGACTCGTGGGCGTTCGGGCGCGCCGTGAGCTCGGCCGATATCTCGGCTCTCGTGGCCGCCGCGGTGGCCGCGCATCGAGTGAGCCGGCCGCACATCGCGCCGAGGATCATCGTCGGCTAGTCAAGTCAAGCGGTCGCGACCAGGGCCGGGGCGTAGCCTTGCGCGCCGTATGGCACTCTTCCGGCGACGTCGAGCGATCGAGGCCGGCGTCGACGAGCGCCGGGCCCAAGAGCGCGGGCTCCCGACCGAGGTCACCGGGCTCAGCATCGGCACGGGCGACGAGGCGCCGGTGACCGCGACCGAGGCGCTCGGGGTGTCGTCGATCGCCGGCGCCTTGAACGTGATAGCGGGGCGCGGCTCGACGCTCCCGCTGCAACGTTGGCGCGGAGCGGTCGAGCTAGAGCCGGGCTCGTTCTTGTCGCATCCCGAGAGCGATAACAACACGCCGGCGTGCACGTCGATCTGGTGGACGCTGGCCGATATGTGCCTGGCCGGCCGGGCTTACTGGCGCGTGCTCCTCCGTGATTTCTCGGGGTTCCCGCTCGTCGTGCGGCGCCTTGAGCCGACCCGGTGCACGCCGCGGACCGAGCAATATCCCGGTATCGGGCTCGTCATCCTCGGATGGCTCGTCGACGGGATCGAGCTCGACGAGCGCGACGTGATCGCCTTCGGGGCGCCGAACGGCCGGGGCTGGTGTGTCGACGGCGCCCGGGCCATCCGCACGGCGATGGCGCTTGAGCGCGCCGCGAAGCACTACGCGGATGAGCCGATGCCGACGATCGTGCTCAAGAATGTTTCGGGCGTCGATCTGCCCGACGACACGGTGACCGGGATACTCGACGCGTGGAAGTCGAGCCGGGCCAAGCGGACGACGGCGTACCTCAACAGCGCGCTGGACGTCGATCACGTCGGATTCACGGCCGTGGAAATGCAGCTCGCCGACTCTCGTCAACAGGCCGTGCTCGAAATCGCCCGCATGACCGGCGTACCTCACGGGCTCTTGGCCGCATCGCCTCAGGGCGCGACGCTCACCTATCGCAACATCGAGGGCGAGAATCAGCAAGCGCTCCAAGCGATGGCGCCCTACCTCGTGGCGGTCGAGCAACGGCTCTCGGCCGATGACGTCGTACCGCACGGACAGCACGTTCGGTTCGATCTGACCGAGCTCATGCGCCCGGCAACGAGCGACCTCGTGACGATGGTCGCCACGCTCTACCCGATGGGACTGATCGACGCGCCCGAGGCGCGCGACCTGCTCGGGTTCGGCGTGCAAGCGCCACAGGGCCCACCGGCACAAGAGGCGCCCGCGCCTCTCCCGGCCGCGCCCGCTCCCGCGCCCGCTCTCGCGGCGCCACGATCGGGGCCCGTACCGTGACGACGGCGCAAACCGTGGTCCTGTTGATCGAGGTCGGCGTCGTCGCCGGCGTGGCGCTCTTGACCTGGCTCGGGATCGGCCGGCACCCGTGATCGTGCACCCGAATCAGCTGCGCTTGTGGGGCGAGCTCGCCGAAGAGCCCGCGCCGGGCCAGATATGGGCGGCGGCGCCGGTCGGCGGCGTGAACGAGAGCCGGCGCACGATCAGCGGGCTAGTCGTCCCGTGGGATATCCCGGCCCGGGTGAACGGGGCGGATTTCCCGGTGCGCTTCGTGCGCGGCTCGATCCTGGTCGACCAGGGCGCCCGCTTGCTCGCTCACCATGACCGCTCTCGCCCGCTCGGGGCGCCGCTCGACTTCAAGGACACGCCGAACGGACTGCGCGCAACATTCAAGGTGGCGCGCACCCGCGACGGCGACGAGGCGCTCTCGATGGCGGGCGACGGCATCCTCGACGGTCTCTCGATCGGCGCCGAAATCGTCGACGTGACCGAGCTCGCCGGCGAAATCGTCGTGAATGCGGCGCTCGCTCGCGAGGTCTCACTCGTGACTCTCCCGGCCTGGGCGCTCGCCCGGGTCGGTACGTGAAAGGAACAGGACATATGGCACACTCGACGACTCGACACACCACACGCCGGCCGAGAGCGATCGCGGCCGAGGCGTTTCGTCCCGAGCGAGTCGACGACGACGGCCGGCCCGAGCTCGTCACCGGCGACGCGCCGCCGACCGGCTCGCTACCGAGCGACCCGCCACCGGCGCCACCGAGCGAGCCACCGGCGCCACCGAGTCCACCCGCGCCCGGCCCGGCCGAGCCCCCGGCGAGCGCTGCGCCACCGGCACCGGCACCGGCCGCGCCGGGCGCGGGCCAGACGACGGCCGAGGTACTGGCCGCGCTCGGCGTGCGGGCCGACCCGCTGAACCGGATCATCCGAGAGCCGTCGCCGTATTTCGAGGGCGGGCGCCCGAGCCGGAGTCACGGGTTCTTCGCCGACCTCTACGCCGCGGGCACGAGGAACGACGTCGAGGCCGGCCGGCGGGCCGCGCAATTCCAGAGCCAACTACGCGACTACATCGCGGCGGCGTCGAACGACTCGGCGAGCGGTCCGCAGATCATCGCCCCGGCGTGGGGCGGCAATTGGTACGTCGACCAGATCGCGCAACTGCGCCCGAGTGTGAGCGCGTTCACGTCGGCGAGCATTACCGACAATCGACCTATCCCGGTGCCGCGGTTCAAGGACACCACTCCGAGCTCGCTCGTCGGCGATCACGTCGAGGGACAGCCCGACTCGCCCGGCGTCGTGAATTTCGATCAGGTCACGGTGACGCCGAGAGCGAAGAGCGGGCGGGCCGAGGCGTCGCGCGAGCTCCTCGATGCGTCGCCGGGCCTGGCCGACCGCGTGATATCGGACGCGCTGCGCGAGTCCTACTCGCAGAGCACAGAATCGACGATGGCGGGCGTACTGGCGACCGGGGCGACGCCGGGCCCGGCCGGCGGGGCGACGGCGGTCGCGGCCGAGCAAGCGATCCGAGCCGCGCTCGGCATGCTCCCGGGGACGCGGTTCGCGCCCGGGCGTGTGATCCTCCCGAGCTCGCACGTGTGGGCCGCGCTCGTCGGCGCCGATGGCACGGACGGCCGACCGCTTTTCCCGTACCTGCTCAATGGGCCGACCAATGCGGCCGGCACGACCTCGGCGGCGTACGCCACCGGCACGATCGCCGGCGTCGAGACGCGCCCGACGTGGGGGCTCGACGTGGGCCAGATCATCATCGGCGCCGGACCATCGGACGCGATGTCCTTTGAGAGCTCGATGCTCGAATTCCGATTTCAGGAGAAGAGCGGGCCCGAGCTCGTCGAATTCAATGTGTGGGGATATTTCGCCGCGGTCGTGCTGCAAAAACGCGGTGTGATCCTCATAACCTCGACCGTCGCCGCGGGCGACGTCGGCGAAATGGCGGCGCCCGGCGCCGGCAACGGCAACGGCAACGGGCGCGAGGCCAAGAGCTCGACGAGCTCGGGCAAGTAGCGCCGATGCCAGAGGGCCCGGTCGACGTCGCCGAGGTACGGGAGCGCCTCGGCGGCGCGCCCGCGGCCGACGACGCCGACATACAGGGCGCGCTGGACACGGCCGAGGCTCACGTCGGCCCGTTGCTCGATGAGGAGTGGCGCGACCCGAATACGTGGCCGGCCGACCTGCACGACGGGATCGTGCTCGCGGCCGTGCTCACCTATCGCAACAACGAGAGCCCGACCCCGGCGGCGGCGGTCGACGGCAGCGGGGCGCCCGTCGTCCCGCCGATCGCCTGGGACCGCTGGACCCGGGCCCGGCTCGGGGCCTACCTCACGCCGGGCTCATGGGCCCAGTAGCGGCGAGCGTGAGCTACCTCGGCGACGAGCGGGCGAAGCTCGTCACCGCGCTCGCCGGCGACGAATTCACGACGGCGCCGAACGTGGACGCGATCAAGGCGCTCCCGGCGATCGTGGTCGAGCCGAGCCGCGCCTCGTGGCTCGACGGCGCGGTCGACAGCGGGCCCGGGCGTGTCGTGCGGTTCTCGATCGAGGCGCTCGTCGTCGTCAACGCGCAAGAGCCGATCGGCGCGCTCGTCGACCTAGAGGATCACGTCGAGCTCGTGCTCGAGCGCTTGCCGAAGGCGTGGCGGTTCGATCGAGCCGAGGCGCCCGTACCCGAGCGGACCCGCAACGGCGAGATTCAAGCGCTCCGCTCGACGCTCACGCTCTCGATGCGGTACTCGATCACCTAGAAAGGATCACAACATGGCAAGCGCAGTAATCATCATGCCCGCAGAATTTACGGTCACGGTCGGCACGCTCACGGTCGAGTGTCAAGTGAGCGAGGCCACGGTCAAGTTCGACACGACGACGGCGACGATCAAAACGCTGTGCGAGGAGAGCGAAATCGCCACGGCCGAGAAGGGCACACTCACGCTCGCCGGCTATCAAGATTTCACCGAGGCGACCGGGCTCTGCAATTTCCTGTGGGACAACGCGCTCAAATCGGCGATATTCGAAATCACGGGCACCGATGCCGCGGGGAACGCGGCGGCGCTCTCGGGCAACATGCAGTGTCGGCGGCCGCCATTCGGGCCTACGGCTGACGATGCGGCGAAATTCTCGCTCGATATTCCGATCATCGGCATCCCGACGCTCGTGCTTACGCCGGGCGGCGGGACGTGAGCTCGTGGCCGATATCGAGGTAAAGGGGTTACCCGAGCTCTCCCGCTCGCTCAAGGGGCTTACGGCCGATCTGGAGGATATGACGCCGGTCAACGGCGACGTCGCCCGCGATCTGGTCTCGGCCGTGCGCTCTCGGGCGCCGGTCAGGAGCGGCCGACTCGCCGGCTCGTTCGTGGCGACGGGTTCGCCCGACAAGGCGAGCGCGAGCTCGTCGCTCGATTATGCCGGCGTCCAGAATTACGGCGATGCTTCCCACCACATCGAGGGTCAGCATTTCGCCGAGGATGCGCTCGCGGCATCGGCGGCGGGAGCCGAGGCGAAATACCGCGACGGCGTGGACAAGCTCTGTAGAAAGGCCGAACGATGACGATAGGCAACGGGACCGGGCCGGCCGAGCTCCCGCCGGCGCTCGCCGATATCTCGATCGACGCGCTCGAAGATATGGAGCGGCGCACCGGGCGCCCGTTCGGAAAGATGATCGACGAGCTCGCCTCGGGCGCCTGGTCGATAGAGACGATGCGCGAGCTCGTGCGCCTCGTCGCTCCCGAGCACGAGGTAAAGACGCTCGGCGAGCTCATCGAGGCGGCGCAAGAGCTCCTCCCAAAAAAAGGGCAGACGGCGGCGACTCCGTGACGAGTCTGCGTGTGCGCCTCTCCCGGGTGTGGGGATGCTCGCCCGTCGCCTTGCGCTCGCTCACGCTCGGCGAGCTCGTGGCGATGGGCGAGGTACTCGACGCCGAAAGGCGGGCGGCGCGCTAGGTGGCGACGAGCCTTACCATCGAGATACTGACCGACGTCGCGAAGGCGACGGCCGGGATCGGCTCTGTCGAGCAAAAGGCGCAAGGGCTCGGCGGAACCATGAAGAGTGTCGGCGGGGCGCTCGCCGGTGCCTTCTCGACCAAAGAAATTCTCGGCTGGGCGTCGACCGCACTCGGCGCCGGTATGGAGCTCAAGGGCGCCATGAAAGACGTCACGATGGTGTTCGGCGACGCGAGCGATGGCGTCAAGGCGTGGGGCGAGCAAGCGGCGACCTCGTTCGGTATGACGGCGAGCCAGGCCGATCAACTGGCGGCGAAGGTCGGCGTTGCGCTGACCGGGTTCGGGCTGAGTCAAGATCAGGCCGCGGGGTATTCGGAGAAACTCGTCAATCGCTCGGCCGACCTGGCGAAGGTGCTCGGCGTCGACGTCGACGAGGTTCTCAGCAAGGTGGAGACGGCGATGCGCGGCCGTACCGCGGGGCTCAAGGACTACGGCGTCCAGATCGAGGCCGGCACCGGCAAGGCCACCGATATGGCGAAGGCACAAGGCCACGTCGAGAAGGCGACCGCCGACCAGGCGAAGGCACAAGAGCACTTGACCGAAGTGCAAGCCGGGCTGGCCGGGAAAACCTCGCTCACGGCGGCCGAACACAAGCGCCTAGCCGATGCTCAGGCCGGCGTCACCAAAGCGAACATGGAGCGCCTCGGCACCGAGGCCGACGTCGCCAACGCGACGAGTACCTCGTCGGCCGCTACCGATATCTTGAATCAATTTCTCGACCAGACCGACCAGTACGGCGGGCGAGCCGATACGACAATGGGCACGTTTCACGCGACGATGGGCAACCTGACCGAGCAGATCGGGTTAGCGCTCATCCCGGTACTCACGACGCTTATGCCGATCGTGCAAGGGCTCGCCGACTGGGCGACCAACAATAAGGCCGCGTTTACCGCGATCGTGATAATCGTCGGGGCGATGGCGCTCGCCTTCTCGATCGCCGCGACGGCGGCGGGCATCATGGCGGTCGCGACGTGGGCGACGCTCTGGCCGGTGCTCGCGGTGATCGGCGGAATCGCCTTGCTCGTGGCGGCGGTCATCATCATTATCAAATATTGGGGCGACCTCGTTCAATGGTTCAAGGACGGCTGGCACGCGGTACAGGACGTGATCGACAAGCTCGGGCCGCTGATCGCGCTCTTTGGTCCGCTCGGCGTGGCGATCCTCACAATCGAGAATTTCGGCAAAGCCTGGGACGCCGTCAAGAAAGCCGTGGACGCGGTGCACGACGCGATTAAAGCGGTCGTGGATAAGGTCGGCGACGCCGCGGGCGCTATCGGCAATTTCCTTTCCCACATCCCACACATTCCCGGCGTGAACATTCCCGGCGTGAGCGCGGCGGGTGCGCCCGGTGCGAGCTCGGCCGGCGTGAATCCTCTCGCGCCGGTTGTGTTCGCTCCCTCGATCACGTTCACCGGCGACGTCGGCGATCCGATGCTCGCCGGCCGGCGCATCGTCGGGGCGCTCGAAACGTGGGCGGCGGCGAACGGGCGGCGCCGGCTCTCGGCCCTGGTCGGCCCGTGAGCTCGCCCGATCTGGCATCGTCGGTATGGGCGCCGTGGGCCGAGATCGCGGTCGACCTCGGAACCGTGAGCTCGTGGGAGGCGAGCGGCGGCGAGTGGGGTAGCGCGGGCCAGGCCGGCGGCGCGGTGTGGGGAGTTGGCGAGTGGGGCTCGGGCTATACGACTCCGAGCTCGTGGCTCGTCGTCACGGCCGCGATCGAGTCGCTCGATATCGACACGGGACGAAACGGGATCGACGACCCGGGCGAGGTCGGGACGTGCTCGCTCGTGCTCTTCGACCCGGCCGGCGAGTATGCGATCGGCGGCGCCCGCTCGGCGCTCGGGCGCCTCGTGCGGGTGCGGGTGCGCCATATGGCGAGCGACCGCTCGCGCCTCGTGTTCTACGGCAAGGTGACCGAGGCGAACGCGGTCGGCTCGTTCTCCGAGCCGACGACGAGCGTCAAGGCGATTGACATGCTCGGGAGCGTGCTCGGGAGCGACGACGGCACGCCGTTACCGGCACAGAGCACGGCCGAGCGCCTGACCGAGCTCCTCGATCGTGCCTCGTTCCCGGGCGAGCTACGCGACCTCGACGACGATATGACCGAGCTCGCCCCGGTCGACAAGGTGGGAAGCCGGCTCGACGCGGCCCGCGGGGCGGCGGCGAGTGCGGTCGGCGGTTCACTGTGGGCGGCGGGCGATGGCACGATCCGTTACCGCCATGGCACCTTCTCGCTCGATCCGAGCCAACTCGACCCGACGTATCACATCGGGACCGCGCCCGGGTTCGTCTGCCCGAGCGTGCTCGATCTGATCGAGAACGTCGCCGGCGTGCTCAATGTGTACGACTGGGCCAACCAGGCGGGCGACGTCCACGCCACCGCGACCCATAGCGAGAGCGTCCGGCGCTACGGGCGTAACGCGAGCATGAGAACCGACCTCTTGAATGTGCGTCAGACCGAGGCGGTCGAGCTCGTGGCCGGCGAGCTCAAGCGCACGGCGAACCCGCTCGAACAGATCGACAATTGCGAGGTTCCCATTCACGACGACGAGAGCGCCGAGCTCGTGCTCGTGGCGATCGGCGAGCTCGCCGAGGTCTCTTACACCGGCGCCGCGCCGTGGGGCGGGTTCTACCTCGTGGGCGGGTACTCGCACCACATCTCGCCCGACGAGTGGACGGTTCACGTCAAGGCGTACGAGGCGACGATCGGCGGCACGTGGGGGCGCGCCGTGTGGGGCGTCGCCGAGTGGGCCGCATAAGCGAGAGGATCGAGCCATGCCGAACCCGAATAGACCGCAGTATCAAGACACCATCGAGGAGACGTGGGGCCAGGCCGTGGCCGATACGGTCGTCCGGCGCTACGCCAACACGGCCGACCGTGACGCCGACCTCGCCGGGTTCACGCCGGCCGAGCTCATGGGCCAACTCGTCGTCATCGCGGCGGGCGTTCCCGCAATCCCCTATATCCAAGAGCATGATGGCGCGCGGTGGCGCGGGCTACCGGCCGAGCGCGACGGCATCGCCGGTGATGGGCTATTGCTCAAGGCGGGCGACGCGTGGGGCATATCGGACGGCACCGGGTTTTGTCGCGTCACGTTCGTAGAGCCATTTCCGAACGCGTGTCTCGGCGTCGCGTGTAGCAACTCGCAAGCCGAGGATGGCTCCGAGTGGCTCGCCATGATGCACTACGAATATACGAGCCGGAGTAACTTTATCTTCGTCCCGCGCTCGTTCGCCGGCGCCGGTCACCCGGGCGGCAATTTTCACGTTCAATATCTCGCGTGGGGGAACTAATGACCGACGACGACGAGAGCATCGAGCGAGAGCTCGCCCGGTGGCGCGAGTGGCCGGGTCCACGCGACGAGCCCGAAGGGGCGGGCGAGCCGTGGGCCCGGGCCGAGGATCGGGCCGGCGATGACTCTTAACCGCGTCCCGATCCCGAGCCCGAACTACTCGAGCCGGGGCGGTTCGGGCGTGCGCCTCGTCGTGCTCCACACGGCGCAAGGGGCGAGCACGTTTCGCGAGCTCGGGAACTACTTCGCGAACCCGGGCGCCGGCGTGAGCTCTCACGTCGGGATCGACGACGAGGCCGGGACCGTGGGCGAATACGTGCCACCGGGGTATAAGGCGTGGACGCAAGGCAACGCGAACCCCTATTCGGTCGCGGCCGAGCTCTGCGCCTGGGCCGAGTGGGACCGCGCCGAGTGGGACCGTCACCCGGCGATGCTCCTCAATGCGGCCGAGTGGGTTCGCGAAGAGTGTGGGCGCTTCGGCGTACCGATCCGAGCGCTCTCGGCCGGCGAGGCACAGGGCGGCGCGGCCGGCGTATGCCAGCACGTCGACCTGGGCGCCGCGGGCGGCGGGCATTGGGATTGTGGGCCCGGGTTCCCGATGGGCGACGTCATCGCACAAGCGGCACGAGGCGGCGCACCGGCGCCGGCGCAACGAAAGGGGCGAAACATGATCGCGAGCACGAGCACGGGCGGCGGGTACTGGACGACGACGAGCGACGGCGCCGTGGGGGCGTTCGGCGATGCTCAGTATCAAGGCGGCGGGTTCGATCCCGACGTCGTGACCGGCGAAATCATCGGGATCGCCGGCCGGGGCACCGATGGTTACTGGCTCTTCGCGAGCGACGGCGGCGTGCTCGCGTTCGGCTCGGCCGGTTTCTACGGCCGGCCCGATCGGGCATGAGCTCGTGGGGCTCACGGACGCCGAATGGCTCTTGCTCGGCGTGGGGCTCGGCGGGCTCTCCGTGACTGTCTCGGCGCTCGTGTGGCGCGTGTTCGGCCGTGGGCCGCGCGACCGCGATTAGCCCGGCAAGATTCCCCAAGATTTCCCTAGAGACGCGACGAGACCCCCCGGGGACAGGGTGCCTCTCGGGGGGCCTCAACCGGCGCGACGCACATTGTCAGACACACGGGCGCCGGTCACGTTGTCGCGGCGGCGATCCTACCGGCCGAGTGTTCGCCCGACCGACACGGCCGCGGCCCGCTCGGCGTCGTCGACGGCGTGGGCGTAGACGTCGAGCAGCATGGCGGCATCGTGGCCGAGGTAACTCGCCATGCTCTTGACGTCGCCACCGGCGGCGAGTCCCTGGGTGGCGAAGTAGTGGCGAAGGCCGTGGGGGTGGCACGCGGCGACCGGGAGGCCGGCGAGCTCGGCGAGCTCACGGGAACGCCGGCTCACGTAGTCGGGCCGGTAGGGCTTGGACCCGTGCGGGAAATCGTCGGGCCCAAAGACGAACCCGCGCCGGGCGTCGAGCTCGACCTCGGCGGCGAGACAGAGCGACTCGCGCCGGGCCCGGTGCGCCACGAGCTCGGCGAGCGCCTCGGGCGAGAGCTCGATCGTCCGCTTGCGCCCGGTCTTTGTGGTTCCCTCGGCGTAGCGCTGACCTTTGGGGCTGGTGAGCGCCCGGTGAATCTTGAGGGTCGAGCGCTCGACGTCCAGATCGCCCCAGCGCAGCGCACAGAGTTCGCCCCGGCGCGCCCCGGTGAGCGCGGCCACGCGGAGCAGCACGCCGAGCGTCGGGTTCGCCCGCTCGACAATTTCGAGGTAGCGCCGGGCGAGCTCGGGCTCGGGTGCAATCCCGGTAGGACGAGGCTCGGGTGGCGGGCTCGCGCTCTTGGCCGGGTTCCGGTCGAGCTCGCCCCAGCGCACGCCGGCCGAGAGGGCGCCCGAAATGAGGGCGTGCCAGGCGCGGACCCCCGAGGCGCCGAGGCCGTCACGGTCGAGGCGGGCGTAGAGGGCGTCGAGCTCGCCGGCGCTGACCAGACTCGCCGGGGTGCGCCCGAGGGCGGTCTCGGCGAGGAGAGCGACCTTGCGGCGCATTTCGACGACGTAGCTCTCGGCTCGCCCGAGGCGCTCCCGATCATCGGCGTAGCGCGAGCAGAGGGCGGCGAGCGAGTCGCCGGCGCCGTCGATCCCGAGCGCTTCGCCGAGCTCGTCGTACAACGAGCGTTGTAACCGTTTGGCCGCGTTGAGGTCGCCGCGCTCGATGCGCACGAGGCGCCGGCGATCGCCGGCGATGGTCGAGCTCGCCACGACGCGGAATCCGCCGCGCGGGTGGCGGGTGATCCCGGGCGGGAGCGGGCGGGCGGGGCTCTTGGGGGAACGTGTGCCTGACATGGAGTCAAGTTTAGGCACAAGCGGGCGCCTCGGGCACACGCCGGGCACACGGGCCATTTTGCCAGGGGCCCGTTTTGGGCTCTTTCCCCTGGTCAAGCGGTCGGGCTGCCGGGATTTGAACCCGGGGCCTCTTGACCCCCAGTGACGAGCGGAAACGCTCTAGCTGCGCAAATAGCCTTAAAGGCCCTGCTAGGGCCTACCCCCTGACCTGGACCTCCTGGTCGCGGGTGCCCGCGCCGGGCACACTCCGGGCACACGCTGCGCGGTCAGCCATTCGCCGGGCTCGCGCTTGTGAGGAGGTCAAGCGCGCATTTGGGGCCCACACTTGACGCACAGGTAACCAGGCGCTACCGCTATTTGGTCGGGGCAATCGAAAA